AGAGAACATGTAAAACGCACCCTTTTTACCCTTGCCTACCCGCAGCCAGTAGTTGCCGTAGCGAACCAGCGGGAAGTACACCCCAATCTTCTTGGCTTCAGCAAAGTCCGCGTTGATTTTAGCCAGCAACCGCGACTTGCCCGCAGCATCCATGGAAGAGTTTGCGATCATCTGGTTAAGTGTAGCGAGGCTTTCATCCAGCATACGGACATAGTCGTCACGCGCCATCTGGAATATCTCGATGCCCTGCTTGCCACCCTGCTTCTCCAGCTTGTCTTTCAGCTGATACACAAACTTGAAGTCGTTCTCGCGCTTGGTAATGTTGCCTTTGACCGCAGCTTTCTGCGCTTTGGACAGTGTGGGGTCCTGCAACTTCTTCTGCAACTTATCCATTTCCTCGTCGGCAGCAAGGGCGGCGGCAATCGTCGGATGCACCGTAGGGTCCGCGTTCAGCAGTGTGGTGGCGTATATCAAGTTTTCCAACGTGCGCCCGGCTTCCGGCTTTTCTTTCTGCCATGTAGCCCAGCCGTTGACCCGTTCAAACAGACCCCGCATCTCTTTGTTACGGAACGCGTGCATATCATCCACGCGGTCAGGTACGTTCTTGAGATTATTGAGCCTATTTCCTGCGATACGGATAACATCGTCAGTGGAGAACACCCGCAAGATAGCGTTGAGGGAGCCGATTGCAATGTTGTCGAAGCGGCTAGTAAGAGCGTCCAGCACTCCGTTCTTATCTTTGCGTGTGCCGTTAATACCCGCGCCTATGGCAGAGGTAGACTCCGTAGCGCTTCTGGACTTGAGAAACTTGTCTTGCACAGCGTCCTGCTTGGTTTGCTTTCTGCTCGCGGCGGCAACAACGCTGGCGGGTATATCAGCCTCCGCAGCTATAAGTAGTTCGTCAGTGAGCACGATAAGGTCGGCAAACGCATTGTTGCTGTCGCCGCCAAGACCGAAGAGCCTGCGCAGGAGTCGCACAAACGACGAGAGCATACTGGGGCTATCCGGCGTGCCGATACCCGTAGGGGAGTCAATGCTAAGCAGTATGCGCTGCATAGCCGGGTGGGTCATACCATAGGTAACGAACTCACGAGGATCACTGAACGCCCCAACCTCAAAGAACGCCTTCTCCGCATCTGTGGCAGTACCTGACACAATTTTGTTCTTCACGTGATCGGCGGCGCGGGCTTTGAGCGCCGTAAAGTCATCAAGCACAGCACGCTGCGCTTCTGTCAGCGACTCAGGGCTATCGTAATACTGCTCGATCAACCCGATCGTCGCTGCGTGCAGGGCTTCGTGCAGGAAGGTCAGGTTGTCTACGCCTTCCTCTCCGGCAATGTTGTTCAGGTAGATGACTTTACGCCCATCACTCAGTACAGCGTACAGCCCAGCAGCATTGGCACCATCACCGACAAACTCTACCCGAGCTTCTTCCGGTATCATGTTGGGGTCAGTGACAATAACCAGCTCTACACCGCGCAGGAACTGCTTGAGCCTGTTAGCCAAGGCTCGTTCAAACTTATTGCCAGTACGGGCTATGCTGTCTACCGCCTGCGTGGCGCTGCGCAAAGTAAGCAGTATGGGGTTGGGCTCAGCACTAGCAGCTACGGGTATGCGGTCTGCACGGGCTGCTTTACCTTTGGTACGTGCCTTGGTTGCTTTCTTGGTTTCCAGCACTTCAATTGAGGACAGCTCTTCGGCCCGTGCCTGAGCTGTAGTGCGCTCTTTATCAGTAACTGAAGGATGCGCAATCGTCTCTTGTGCAAGCTTACCTGCTTTAGTTTTGGCCTGTGGGTCTTGCGCCTGCACGCGGTAGGCGTTGGCCAGCCCCATGCTACGTTTATCGCGGGCTTCTATTACTGCCGTTGGAGTCGGGTCTGCAGCTACGTCTGCCTGCACAAACTTAAGCGCACTTGTCGCTGCATCGGTGCGCTCTTTAACAGCCCGCTTCGCGGCGTTAGCTTTATCCTCGACGGGTGCAGCTTCTGGTTGTGCCTCGTTTGCCGGGGCTACCGCCTCTGTACGACGGAACCCCTGCTTTACCACCGTGACTTTAGGTTGTGCCGGACCTGCGGGTGCTGGCTTTGCTTTGCCTTTCAGGGTGAGCTTAGGCTTAGGCGCTGTGGCTTCAGGTGCAACGGGCGCGCCTTCTGTAACTGCGGGTGCCTCTTGTACACTTTCCGGCGTTCCTTCGACACGTTGTGCAGTCGTGTCGATCGTGTCACCACTAAGCTCAACCGCCGTAGCCGGAGGGGCTTTTGGTTTCTTTGCCCTCGTAGGTTTCTTGGGTTCAAGGGCTTGCTCCGGGGCAGTGGTGACGGGCTCAGCTGCACGGACTTCTGATGCTACTGATGGCACAACTTCTTCTTCAACTGTAGCTTCCCGTGCAGCGCCTTCAGCTTCACTGCGGGCCACTTCGGCTTTCAGCGCGTCGAGCTCTTCTTGTGGGGTAGTGGCGGGCTTTGTGGGGGGAGTAGTCGGTGCAACTTCTTCCTCTTCTACTGCAACATCTTTTTCCGCAGCGGTGCGTATGGCATCAGCTTCTTCTTGGGCGGCGGCTACGCGGAGTGCTTCCGACACATCCTCATCGGCCATATCTGGTGCAGCTGGTGCGACTTCGGGTTTTGCGGTAGGGGGAGTTTCAGCTGTAGGTGCTTCCTCCTCCACGTCTTCTTCGTCTTTAGCTTGCGCACGAGCCCTGAAGTCCGCAGCGATATCGGTCATCCCAAGTGCTTCTGCGTCGTTTGCCAAATCATCCAGCGCGTCCGCACTGCTTGGGCCCGTACCTTCCGACTCTACCTCAAGCGCACGCCGCGCACGCCCCGGCTCCGTAACTCCGGCAACTCCACCTAACCCCGCAGCTGCAAGGCCTTCGAGCGCCGCCGCCCCAGCTACCCCGCGCATGGTGGGTACGTCGATGCCTTCACGCTGCAGCGCTACGTTTGCTGCGTACTGTTCTTGGCCGCCTTGAGCAGCCTCTGTAGCAGTTTCAGCAGCCGCAGTGGTAAGGCCCTGACGCACTCGACCGCGCCCAGCCATCTCAACCATTTCTCGCCGGGTCTGTGCTGCTACCGCATCTTTGGCGGCAGCGCGGCTTGCTGCTTTACCTATGGTGGTGCGGAGCAGCGAAGGCTCAAGACCGGTACGTGAAGCAAGCGCGCCCAAGGCGGTGCCGCTAAGGATGAGCCCGAGGTTTTCCCCGCCGTAGGATTGCGCTTCTTCAGCCACTTGTGCAGCTTGCTCTTCAGGCACGCCGGCTTTGGTAAGCTCCTCTTTGACCGCATCATAGATGGAGCTTTTAACCACACCAGTACCTTGGGCGGCACCAAGTCCAAGCGCAGCGGCGGTACCAGCAAGAACTGGAGCTGCAGGGGCAAGATAAGTAGCACCAATACCGCCTAGAATAGCGGGGACTGCAGTGCCGAAAGCTTGGGTGGTAAAATCAAGCGGTGCGACCATGAAAGCTTTTGCGGCGGCTTTGACCTGCTCACCAAGCCCAGCGTCCTCTACTTCGGCCATGATGCGGGCAACTTCTTGTGAGTCCTGCTTGGACTGCGCCGACATCAAATCACCGAGGTAGTCCTCCGCTCCACGCAGTGCTGTGGACACACCAGACTCTGCACCAAAGACGTCAGAGACAAGCCTTGTGCCAGTTACGGCCCCACGAGCTAAGCCGAGCGGGAGGTCAAGGGTCTCGCGCAGTAGGTTGGATTCTACTTGAGGCTCGGGAGGCGTGTAGGTAGACAGGAACGCTGCTACTTCTTCTGGTTTATACCCAGACTCCAGCGCTGTCTGCACGTTGAAGTTGTACTGCTGCCCGAGAAACTCCGCGATCTCGGCATCGGAGTACCCAACGCTTTTTGCTTTAGCGTAGTCGAACTGCGCCATGCGTTACGTACTCCTACTGTTTGAACATAGACTCTAGGGGCGGTCTTTGCCCTTGCGGCACTGTGCTTTGGTCCTGCTCTGGGTCCATACCCGCCGCTATCAGGAGCGCTTTGTACTGCCTGTTAGTCTCTGTATCTATCTCTTGGCTAGTAGGCCTAAAATTACCTTGGCCACTAAGGTATTCAAGCGCGCTCTCCTGCGCCTGAGTGCGGAGGTCTGTAAGAAGCGTAGACTCCTGTAGGGGGAGCCGCGCACCAGCAGCTGCCCGTGACTGTGCCATTGCGTTGGCTTGGATATACTCACGCGCCTTAAATCTAGCCTCCACTTCCGACATCTCGGGGTTCTCTGCCATGAAGTAATTAACATAGTCGTCAACCGTCAGTGCAGTGTCAGTCGGACGCTGCTGGTTTTGACTCTGGACCCTAGCCACGGCCAACTGATTCTCGCGGCTCAACCTTGCCTGCTCGTCTTCGGACGCCATCTTCTCGCGCTCCAACTGCAGCGTCTCGATGTTTTTAAGCGTCTGAGTCATCTCATCTCTAATACGGGCGTCACGAGCTTGAATGCCTGAGCCACCACCCAGCAGCGTTGCACCAAGGTTAGTACCACCACTTGCGCCAGCACCCTGCAGGAACGCAATCAACGCACCGAGCTTGTCCGTCTCCTCTGCCTCAAGGCGAGCCAGCTGGGCTTCATAGCGGCTCATGCGTGGGTCTTGGGGTGCTTCGCGTTGTGCAGTGCGCATCGGGGTTACATCTTCCCCGAGCATGGAGGCTAGGTCTTGGTCAGTGCCTTGGCGCATAGGAGCCACACGGGGTGCGACAAGGGCCCCAAGTCCTGCGGAGGGCTCCTCTCTGCTACGCGCAAGTGACGCATCGGGACCAAGGGGTGTATAGGGCCTCTGCGCCGGGGGCTCCTCTCTGCTACGCGCAAGTGAAGCATCGGGACCAAGGGGTGTATACGGAGCTCGCGGGGTACTGCCGATACGATCCATCTGCGCTCGCAGCTCAGCTATATTAGCCGGGGGGTTAGCCCCCTCCCTGCGCTCATCAAATCGACGAAGCGCATCCATAGACACGGGGATATCGCGGGCGGGAGTGCCTTCGCTTAAAACAGACGCAACCCCAGTTGGGGCTTCACTGGGCATGTTACGGACGTTCATGGTACTGCGCAGTACGTTCTGCGCACTGGCGGGGTCTTGCGCTAGAGCCCTTGCCTCTTCTTCGGCCAAGCCAGCAGCTCTAAGCTCTTGCTCCAACCGGCGACGCTCATCAAACGCACGCAGTGCATTCATGGAGTACGGGACTTCTTCCGCCTGTACATTCCCACCCGGTGCGTAACCCACAATCCCACCGCGAGCCATGCCGACCATGTTAGGTGCGGGCTGGGATGCTACACCACCGGACATAGCTTGCTGCATCTGCTGTGCCTGCATCATCTGACCTTGCTGCTGGAGACCCGGAGCGAGCGAAGCTGCTACTTCCTGCTTGGTAGCCTGCATCATCTGGCCTTCGAGCTGGTCCTTCACGGTGCCGGACTCAGGCTGCATCTGCATCTGCAGACTACGCTGCGCAGCTTCCTTATCCTTCTTCAGCTTCTGCAGGGCGAGCAGGTCCAGCAAATCTTGGTTCATGGCGTAACGCTGCTGGAGCCCCTGCGGGTTCGCAGCAAACATATCAGCGCGGGAGTTTACGAGGGAGTCGATGCCTGCCATGTTATTTAGTCTCTTATTAACCTGTTTTAGCGCCGCCGCTGGTGACAACGGGTTTCGTGCCGTCGCCGGTACCGCCCAAGGCTTTCAGCTTCGCAAACAGCTCCAGAATACCCCCTGCCCCACCAAACAACTGACTCAACCCGGTAGGTTCTTGGTAGCTGTAGGATTCGGTCTGCAGAGGTTGGCCTTGGAGCAGGGATTGCATGTACTGGACCATCTTGAAAGGGTAGTCGCGCTCCTCCTTAAACTGACTGTAGTCCGCCAAGATACCCTCACTATCAATGTCGCGCTGCGTGGCACCGGCAGTCTGTTGGTTTTTGAGTATATCAAGCCCGTACGTTTGGGCTCTCTCTGCAGCTAGGCGGCGCATCTCTTCTTCTTTGTTGAACTGGTTCTGCGCGGCAGTGAAGGCGTCTTGGTAGCCTTTGCCCCTGATGTCAGCAATCCCGCGTGTGAGGTTGCGGTCCAGCTCAGATTCCATAATAGCTTGGCGCCCACCGCCGTACGCACCGGCACGAGTCATGCGTCCTGCGTTCTGTACACGGGCAATCTCAGCGTCACGGCGGGCCTCAGTAATCTGCGGTTCCAGTGCTGCCGTAAGATACGGTGACATGTAGGAGCTTGCAGTGCCCGCCGTAGTGAAGGAGCCCGGAGTGTACGAGGTCTGCGCCGTAGTAGGCAAAGTAAGCCCTGCCAACCCCGAGAACGCCTTGTCCTGCAGTGTGCTCGTCCCGGCAGTCAGGGGACCGGTATATGCCTCATAGGGCGTAGCTGCTAACGCCTTCCCCTTTGCCAGCATGTCTGTAACATAGGGACCCGCCCACGAGGAGAGGGAGGACTCAGTGCCAGTTTTTGCGCCTGCTAGAGGGTCTACAGTGGTACCCGTAGTGGCTCCACCCGTATTAAAACGTGCAACGCCTATACCACTTCGCGGCAACGATTGGGGTCTATATTGCATTGCTCACCTCACGCGGGTGTGTATTTATTGGGGTTGATCTGTCGCCCTTGCTCCGGGCGTCCGGTGCGTGCTCTGCGCACTCGGTCCATCATGTCATACAGAACTTTAGCCCCAGCTTCGGAGTTACCGTTACCGAGGTGGCTCACAATATCTGCAGGCATGACGAATTCACCGTCTGACAATGCAGCTTCCTGTGCGCCGTCGATTCTAGCAGGGACTCTATCCGCCATGCCATCAGTGGGGCCACCGAGGTAGTAACCACGGGACTCGGGTAACGACATCAGGCCACCTTGAGCTGCGGTAACAGTTGTGGTGGGGGGAACCGGAGTGTAAGTAACGTCCGAGAAATAACGGCGTCCACCGGAACCGGGGCGACGGGAAGGCATTGCTTCTTTTGGAGTGTAGGGCTTACCACGCTGTGCAGCGTACCCCATCAGCTGATCGAAGCTCGTACCCTGACCCATAGCCTTCTGCGCCTCGGCCAACTGGATATCGGGGTTCATGCCATACTGGGTAGCCCAGTCCCGAATCTGCGAGTTTTGCAAGTTAGTGTCCACCATAGGCAGTGCGGTACGTTTAGCCGTGTACTCCGGGATGCCACCTTGGTAACCACGGGGCTGGTTAGTATTGGCTCCGCCGAGGCCGATGAATTTCTTAACGTCATCGTTGCCTAGTAAACCGATAAGCCCAGCAGCCCCAGCGCCAGTACCGAGGATTTTGGACCAGTCAAAAGTACCGTCTTTGTCTTTCCAGTCGGTAAGGAAATCTAAAAAACCGCTACTCAGCTCTTTAATTCCAGCCATATCAACCTCGCAGGAGCTGCATAGCCAGCTCAACAATATCTACTTGCCCACCTTGTGCGTATCCTACACCACGTAGGTTCTTGATCCTAGCCAAGTTCTTGTCCTCTTCACTCTCGGGTTCCATCTTTGGTGCAAAGATACTCTCGCCGCCAACGTCGTATAGGTAGTCGATCTCGGCCAGCTCGCCCGGAGTTGTAGTTACGGTGCGGTATTGAGGCGTGAACCCCATGCCACCCCCTCCAGTGCACTCCTCAAAGTTTAGAGCGAAGTAAAGAGGATCGTCGCAGCCTTTAGGTGGAGGTGGCGGAGGCGGAGGTGGCGGAGGTGGCGGCGTAGTTTCGCACTTCTCCGGGTTGTTCATGGCGTACACCGGGTCGCTGCAGTTCTCAACCACTAGACCGCACTTCGCCGGGTTCTCAGCTGCATAGACTTTATCGCTGCAATCCTGAGGCGGAGGCGGAGGTGGCGGAGGCGGAGGCGGCGGAGGCGGCGGAGGCGTACCGTAGCACTCTTCTAGGTTCTCAGCTGCATAAGCGGGGTTGTCGCAATCCTGAGGCGGCGGAGGCGGCGGAGGCGGAGGCGTACCGTAGCACTCTTCTAGGTTCTCAGCTGCATAAGCGGGGTTGTCGCAATCCTGAGGCGGCGGAGGCGTACCGTAGCACTCTTCCGGATTTTGGTTTGCATAGACTGTATCGCTGCAATCCTGAGGCGGCGGAGGTGGCGGAGGCGGAGGCGGAGGTGGCCGAGGCGTACCGTAGCACTCTTCCGGATTTTGGTCTGCATAAGCTTGATTGCTGCAGTCCTGAGGCGGCGGAGGCGGAGGCGGAGGTGGCCGAGGCGTACCGTAGCACTCTTCCGGATTTTGGTCTGCATAAGCTTGATTGCTGCAGTCCTGAGGCGGCGGAGGCGGAGGCGGAGGTGGCGGAGGTGGCGGAGGCGGCGGAGGCGTACCGTAGCACTCTTCTGGGTTCTGAGCTGCATAGACTTTATCCTCACAACCTACTGGAGGCGGAGGCGGCGGAGGTGGAGGCGGAGGCGTACCGTAGCACTCTTCTGGGTTCTGAGCTGCATAGACTGGATCGCTGCAGCCCTGAGGCGGAGGTGGAGGCGGCTCTGGTTCCTGAGGAGTATCTTCGCGTTTATTTGCGTCTTGCCACCTACGGTTTACTTCTTCTACCGATACCCCGGTTGCTTCGGCAATATCTTCCGGGCTAACCCCGTAAGTTTCAGCAGCTTTACGTATTTCTTTATCGGTGGCGCCTTTGTTTTTGCGCAGCCACTCGCGTATTTGTTCGCTCAGAGTAGGGCCGGTGCCAACGGTTACTTTGTCTGTACCGTCACCTCCGATAGTGGTATCCGTACCTTGTCCTCCAGCAGTGGTATCCGTGCCTTGGCCACCCGTTACAGTGCTTGTGGTAGAGCCAGTAGTGGTGGTGCGAGCAGTCGGGTCTTTGAATACATTGCTCAAAACACCAATAACAGTTTCGACTGGGAACCCTGTCGCACGTTCTACTTCGCCAATCAGGACACCATAAACGCTTTCGTTAATAGGCCCGGTGCTTTGCCCGAGCACCCTTCGTATAGCTTCATCCACCGCAGGAATACCAGTAGTGGCCCCTACGGAAACTTCTTTTTTGCCGTATTTACCGAGGTCAATTACTTCAGTGGCGCCGGGCAGTTGGCTTCTATCAATAGTCCTATCGCCCCAGTCAACATTGCCTGTTACACCACCCGGACCAAAGATAACGCTAAAAATAGAACTCGGGTCTTCCCAGATTTGCCCGGGCAGCGACAGTACGTCTTTGACGTAGTCTACTGGGGCGAGTGAATTTCCTGCAGGTGTGGTAGCGGTAGCGGGTGCCTGCGCACTAGGTTTACCAAACCGGTCTACTACTGTCTGCGGGTTGCGCATGTAGTCAGAAATAAGTCCAAACGCTAACTCTTGTGCAATGTCACTAGGGTTTACTTGGCCAGACTCAAGAGCCATGTTGATGTCACCCGGGTACAGTCCAGCTAGAGTAGCCATACCCTCTGGGGTGTAGAGCATTTCGTTGATATTGTCGGGCGAGTAGATAGAGAATGGGTCGATCCCTGCCTGCTGTAACCCCTGTATAGCAGCTTCGTATTTAGCCGCTGCCTCACCTTGGCGGGCGTCGCGGCGGGCACCAAAATACTTATTTAGGAAGTTGGCGATCTGAAGCGGGGCAGCAATACTGCCGAGGATACCCCCTATCCCAGTAGCCCCCGTGTCGAGGGGGGTTACACCGGCGCCGATGGGGCTCGCAGGTACTGCTTGGCCGGGGAGGAATATCCCTGTATTTGGTATTTGCGACGACAGATACGCCCTAGTAGCGGCTTGTTGCGCAGCGTTAGTTGCAGCGCCGCTCAGTAGGCTGTTAGCCCCAGACGTAGCAAGAAGCCCCGCCACAGTGTCGGTGACGTCGTTGGTGTCCATGTAGCTAGGTGCGGTATACGGAGCAGGTGCAGGAGCTGAATACGGCGTGTAAGGCACTCCCCTCTGCTCGGCTATGCCCAGCAGGTCATCAAACGTCATGCCCTTAGCAACGCCGCGCTGGGCCTCAGCAAGCTGGGTATCCGGGTTCAACTTATACCCGGTAGCCCACTCACGGATCATTTGCTCTTGGTCGGGGGTTAAAGCCATCTCTCACCTCAAGGCAAAACAGGTAGCACTTCGGGGAGTGCTGAAATAAAGAACACCGCAACCACAGCAGACGATATGCCCGGGTGGGGAGAGGTAGCCGCTATGTGGTCCAGAGACAGGTCAATGTCGTCACCGGTCCAGTACAGCTCGATGTAGCTACCCGCCTGCAGGTCAATGATGAAGTTCCAGTTAACCTCAAGGATAGCGGTGGAGCCTGAGACTTTGTACTCCTGTGCTGAGTAACCAACGTCTACACCGTCTCGGGCAATCCACAAGTAGACAATCTTGGACGAGCTACTATCACTACGCACTTGCCCAGTAAACTGGATATTGTAGATGCCTGAGTACTCCACAGTGATCTCAGATGTAGTAGCTCCGTTAATCGTAATGGCGTTATCCAGATACGTCTGGTTGAACCGCACCGGCTGTCCGACGTCCACCGTGTCAAGCGCTTGGTCACCTGTGTCAAAGAACAGCGCGTTGGGCACCTGCAGGAACCTACCCCCGTTCTCCCCAACCAACGAGTTAACCGCGTTACCTATCCCGTTGAAAAACAGACGCAGTATGTTGTTGAGCGCATCCATGAAGCCCTTCAGGGGCGACGGCGGCGCTACAGGCAACGCGGGGGGTGAAGTTTTACCCAGCAGGCGAGCGCTCATGTGCCTCTACGACCATCAAGCTTCATATCCAGACGCGACGCGCCCAGCTGCCACGAGACCCCAAGCGCAGTAGACTCAACCCGCATGGCGAACTGCCTGCCTCTTATACGGGTGAACACCTGCCCAGTAAACTTCTCTATGGGTATCGTAGCAGTCCTAGTGATAGCGTTGCTGCTGTTGCCACCTTCGGATAGCGGCGAGTTGTACCCAGAGCCTGAGTTCGACAAAGGCAGTAATGTCATCGTGATAGCAGGACTATCCGCCGTGGAGCCTTCAAATGTTACGTCTGGTAACACCCGGTTAATGAGCACGAAGTGGTCACCGTCGTCCATGTCAAACTCGGAAGACAGAATATAAGCATTGATCGGGAACGCCGTGCCGGTCTCGTTGCAGTCCGTGCCAATCTCTTGGAGCACGAGGTTGTGGCTGTAGGTAGCAGCGATAGGGTAGTCCCTCAGCTTGGCGTCGATCCACGCTGTGCGGCGTAAAGTGCCGTAATGCCACAAGTTTTCCACATAGTTATACACAACGTAGCGATCAACCTCAGTAGAATCCGCCGAGCAGTAGAACCACCACACCTCGTTGAAGGACTGGTTGGTGCCTGCAAACACTTGGTAGTACTGATCTTGGTTGAAGTCGGTGAAGACATACCGGCGCACGTCGCAAGGCAGTGGCACCACAGTACCGTCGTAGCGGTAGAATTTGTCACGCCCCATCCAGTACGCGATGCTGTTGGCGTAGACCACGGAGTTGGGCCCGGCGATCGAGATGTTGTCACCCAGAATCTGCGCACCCCAGACATCCGGCGCACCGAGGTACTGTAGTGAGTACAAGGACGTGTCAGTCCACACCAGTATCTCTTGGCGTGCCTGCAGGGCGGAGATGATTTGTGCCCCACGAGACAGACGCAGCGATCCAGCTTGGTTGGTGGCGCTAGGCGTCCACATCCCGGCGTCTTCTTGATCTGACCAACGGATCAGCATGGGGTCTAGCACCGAGCTGCCAATCTCGTTACAGCCAAACGCCAGCACGAACCGATTGATGTCTGAGACCACAGCGTAGTTCACCACCGTAGGGACGTCGGACGCCCCGCCAAGAGAGGACACATTGACTGCCCGAGTGGCAACGCCACTGGAGGCATCCCAGTAGAATAAACCGCCGCCACGGGCGGCAAAGATCAAGTCCTCACCAAAGTTGGACTGACTCCACAAGCGCATCTCGACAGTTGTAGTGCCGCCGAACCCCCACGTACCAAGCCCAAAACCCCCGGCGCTCCACCCTGAGAACGGCACGGCTAACTCGTTACCTATGTTGATCTGGTAAGCCGCAGTGACCGTACCCCCGCCGTTTGCAGTGCTGCTGGCGTTAGAGGATGCCGTGATATTGTAAGTGTTAGCAGTAAGCACGGTGATCTCGAACTCACCGTTCAGAGTAAGCCCACCCACTGCTGTAGCACCACTAAAGGTAACAAAGTCCCCCGTAATACCCCCGTGGGCTGTGTCAGTAACCAGCACGATAGGAGAGCCGTTTGTTGTGTCGAAGGGGTCTGTCAGGGTTACAGAGCTACGTATAGGGGTGACGTCGTAGTATGCACCGCCGCGCTCAATGTAGAACTTAAGGTTGGTGCCCACCCCGATGAGGTTCTGACCCCCAAGGGTTACCCAGTTAAACAGCGATCGGCAGACACCTAAGAATGTCTCAGACGAGAAACGCTGCCACCCACCGATCTTCTCAGGGGTGCCTTGGCGGAAGCGAACTTTGTCAGACTCATACCACTTACCCTCGTTAGCGTAGCGGGTATTTTCTCTGTTCACGCCCGGGGTTATCTGGACTTTCTTAAGCATAACGGTGACCCTTTGGTGGGGCTATTATGGCACAACTACGACAAAAACAGCGCTTGCTCTTCCAGCCTGCGTCGGGTCAATCCCGGTAGTACTCGGCCCCCGCCCTTGTTCCACTTGGGGAACTCTGCTGCTGCACCGGAGATGTCCCCCCGGTTGTACTTCATCCGCAGGGTAGATGACTGCAAGCTACCGAGACCCACGTTGAAAGCGAAGGAAACCAAGGCATCGAAATGTGACTGGCTATTAAAAGCGCTAGGGCACAGTCTAAGTACACCTGTCTCAAACCGAGTAAGATCGCTCCTAAGAATCGCATCAACGCCCCCGTCGGTCCAGATTTTGTCATGTTCGGGTCTTAGTGGGTACGCCTTGCGCTCTTCGAGTTTCAGTTTAGCCTGTTCTGGGTACAGCACGTGGCCGTAACCAATCGTCCAAAGCAGGGCAGGGCAGAGGTACGGCTTAAGTCGTAGCCCTTCATGATGTTTCATCAGCCCAACGGCAGCGTCAGACGTTTTCATTTTTTGAAGGCTTGGCTACCGAAGTGGAACGCCACGATGGAACTCCAGATAATCTGAGTCTCTTCATCCCACAGCAATGCCATTGCGTCTTGGAAGGCTACCCCGGTCTCGATGGCATAGTAGAAGCCGAACCCGTCTACGGCGCAGAGCAGGAGGAACATGCCGTAAGTAATCAGAGGTCGTACAAGGGCGCGCAGGTTAACTACCCAAGTCGAGGCGCCTCGGCCTATCTCGATGTCATGGTTGAGCAGGGCGGCCTGCTGTGATGCTGCTGTCTGTACGAAGATCGCCTCGTTTTTGATCTCTTCCATCTTGGCCTGAGCAATGTAGCCACGCTCTGCCATCTCAAGCTCGCGTTCTTTCGCAGCCTGTAGCAGTAGCAACTCGTGCTTCTTGTCCTGCTTGTCCTGAAAGAAGTCCAGCAGCTTAGGCAAGCCGCCAGCGAGAAAAGAGATAACGGTAGAGAGTAGGGTCAGCATATTACACCTTCTTGAATAACCACATGGACACAGCAACAGGTACTGCAAAAATAATTACGATAAGAACCACAGCGATAGCGTTCTGGATGGTCTTAGCCCTGCGCCTGCGCTGCAGCATGACTGTGCGCTCCCGGCCTTCCTTTAGCTGCCTGCGCTCCTCCATCATCTCGCGATACGCATCAACGCCAAAGCGGTAGACAATAAGCTCGCGGAGCTCCTTTTCCTGCTGCTCAATTTTCTTTCTGCGCATCAAATTTTCCATCGCCTGCTGCTCTACACTTCCCTTGTGTAACAGCTTTTTGAAGATAGGAGGATCGCGGGACTCTTCTTCGTGCTGCTTCAGATCAGCGCAGGCACCGAACCACGTTCCAAGCTGAGAGCCTACATCCTCAATCTCACGGCCAGCTTCAACCGCCTTTTTTACAAAATTAAAAGCAGCAGAAGCAGTAGCGAAGGCTGTGATTGGGTCGAGCATCTCATTCACCGTCCCCGTTTATCTTATTCCACGCACCAAGCATCAGAAGGCCAAGCACGAACATCGTCCCGGCACGAGCCACGGTGTGCCAGATCGTTTTCTTCATTCCGCGCCAGTCGGTAATCAGGGAGCGTAGATCACGGACATCGGTTCCAGCGTCATCATCATGCAAGCCGATCTCGCGCAGGACAGACTTCATTTCCTCGCGGATTATTTGCCGGAGCGCAATTTCGTCGATGTTCATGCCCTACTCCTCAGCCGCCAAATGCGGTAGACATGAACGGGCTGCCGGACAGTGCGGCATCGTCTACAACCACAACAACCGCTGGCCCATACGAGCCGCCCACAAACGCCAAAACCATGCCCGCCATTTAACAGTCCTCCACGGTCACCACCGCCAAGTTGTCTTGAATAAATATCACGTTCACGATTGCCCTCGGCGGCCAATCAAGTTTAAGTATCGGAGTTATGCTACCCGACCGAAAGGTCTTATCAACAAAGGACTCCAGCGTAATAATCTCATCGCTGTTGTTAAACATCATCAACATGTCGCCCTGAGCAAACACGTTAGCCGGAATCTTCACCGCACTGCTGTTGTTAATGCACGTGATTTTGTTGGCATTGTCCTTCGTTAAATCCATGACGGCTTCGGGTACTGCGCTTTAACTGCGTCAATTTTTGCCTGCATCGCTGCTGCGTCTGCACCACCCTTCCACTGCGCATCCAACTGGTCCCCGATTGACGGATAGGCAGCACGGCGCTGTGCAAAATAGTCGGGCATCGTAGGGCGTACAACTTCGGACTTATCAATCGCTACCGTCGTGGTCCCGCCAGTGAAGGGGTCTTCGACTTCACGGGTCTTTGGTTCAAGCGCCGCCCACTCAGCTTCCTTGGCGTCAATTTCAGCTTTTACGCTGCTCTCTTGGGTGGCCAAGAAGGTCTGCAGCTCCATGCCGGGCGGAATGAACCGCTGCCAGTCGTAGGTCTGACCGTTGTGGATGACTTTCAGGTAAGTCAAGGCGCGAGACTCCTCACCGCCCACGGTGCCCAACCCTTCCAGTGATATGCTCATGCAGCCTCCTTATACGCTTCGAGTCTAAAGTTCTTGCCGGGATGCGCCCCGATAACAGGCAGCACCTGAATACCCTTAAAGCCAACCACACTGCACAGCGCGGATAGCGTTTCAGGCGTGTAGCCCCACAGATGCGGGGACAAAGCACCCTTCTCTTGCGTCTCAGGAGTAACATAGTCTACGTACGCCCCGAACATACACATAGCGGCTGTGTGCTTTTCTTCGCCAGTCTTGGATATGAAGTCTTCGCACAGGGCTTCCAGATCAGGAGTTTCCAGTACGATTTTACCACCCGGCTTCAAGGTGTCGTACCACTTACCAAGCACTTCAGAGGCGCGGTGCTGCGGCAGGTGTTCAATCACATGACTCGCAAGAATCTCGTCTGCGCAGTTCTCAGGCAGATCAAGCTTTGTGATGTCCTGCTTGATGTCAGCAGCCTCACCGTACATATCTACGCCCATGTAGCCATCAACGCGATCTTGGCCGCAGCCCATGTTAAAGCGGATCGGCTGACCTTCCTCAAACATTTTGGCAAGTACGGACTTGTAACCAGTCTTAGCCCCAGTGCCCTCGGGCAAACGGTCATGCCATCGGCGATCAATAAACTCTTTGTCGTCCAGCGTCAGCGGTCGGGTAGGCTTGATGTTGGTGTAGTAGTTCTTCAGGTCAACTGAGGGGTGCGCTGTGTACAGCCCGGTTGCCAAGTCCATGTGCAGGCACTGTACGTCGGTGTTGACCAGCAGCTTTGTGCCACGCTTATGCAGCCGGTGGACGAAAAAATTGTCCTCACCGATGAACGGGATGATACCTTTTGGGCCTTCTACCTGACTGCCAATGCAGGTAAACGGCAGGTCGGGGGCTTCGTCTTTCATTGCGCGCAGCAGGTCAATGGGGATCATCATCACGTCCATGCCTGTCTGCCACGCATCAATCAGTTGGCCGGGGTCTACGTTAGGGATTGTGATCCAGTCGCCGTTGCGTACCATAATCATCGCGTCAGAGCACTTGATGTAGTAAACACCCGTGACTACCGCGTCGGGGTTTTTCTCAGCGGTTTCGTGTAATACTTTGAAGCCGTTGTACGGCAGAACCGTGTCCTCACCGATAAACAGAAGATACTTGGCCCCAGAGCTGAGGGCTTGCTCCATCAGGTAATTTCGCGCTACGTCTACTTTCTCACCGCCAATGTTCACAAACCCGTGGGAGAACCCCATCAGGTCAATGTGCAGACCTTCGTACCCATCAAAGTTCTGGGCAGCGGTTTCGTTCAAGTCACGCCTTGGCTGCGCAATCAGCACATAGGGCGCTATCGACTTGGATTCGTCGTAGATTTCCTGCATGACATCAATGATCTTGTCTCGGTTGTACATTCGTTCTCCTCAGAACTTGTTGAAAAAGGGCGACAAAGCATAACCCGGGTTGGTAGGAACTCCAGTGGATATTTTTTGGCCTCTGTTGGCGTTAAAAGGTACGAAGTGTATGTCACCGTTAGGAGCCAAAACGCCGCCTGAATATGCGTTTGATGCTGTGGACACCAATGAGTAAGTAGAGACTACGCCCGCAGCAGATATCTTCTGACCCCTATCTGCAAACCCATTAACAAAATGGATGTCACCATTTGGTGCAAGTGCGCCGCCTCGATATGCTTCTGCTGCGGTGTAGACTAGTGAATATGTTGATACCACTCCAGCTGCCGAAATTTTCTGACCTCGGTTGGCACTATGCGGAACAAAGTGTATGTCACCGTTAGGGGCAAGAACGCCACCAAAATAGGCAATGTTAGCTGTATAGACCAAACTGTAGGTAGACACCACGCCTGCTGCAGATATTTTTTGACCAACCGCCGCACTGTGAGGGATAAAATGAATATCTCCGTTAGGGGCTAGAACACCACCTGCGTAAGCACCAGTTGTTGTGTAAACAAGAGAATATGTTGAAACTACGCCAGCAGCAGATACCTTTTGCCCCCTATTCCCGCTGAAAGGAATAAATTGAATATCGCCATTTGGGGCAAGGACGCCACCTTGATACCTTTGAATGCCTGACTCATAGACTAGGGAGTAAGTCGAGACAACCCCAGATGCGGAGATTTTTTGACCTCTATCGGCATTATGCGAAACAAAATGAATATCTCCGTTAGATGCTAAAACACCGCCTTCATAAGCGGCAGATTCCGTATAAACCAGTGAATAGGTGGAAACAACTCCAGCAGAGTTTATCTTTTGACCCCTTACAGCGTAGTTTGGAACAAAGTGAATGTCACCGTTGGGAGCTAGAACACCGCCAGCGTATGCTGCTATTGCCGTGTAGACCAACGAGTAGGTACTTACGATACCGCCAACACCGTTGTTGTTGAACGGCGCACCGTTAATCACCCCTGCATCCAGCGTCTTCTTCAGGTTTGTCCAAGCAACCAAATCAGTGCCGACTGAGGAGTTATCTCCCGTGGGTACAGTACCCGGCGTAGCGTCAGCGGGGAACGTGACGAATACATCCTTCGTGCCAGCAGCCCAGTCAACAGCGTTGTTGCTGTTGCTTGATTCCAAAATAGTGTCGCGGCTCAGTGTCGTGCCGGATGAGGTGTATGTCCCAATGCCCAGTTCCCAGTCAGTGCCGTCGGTGATGCAGTAGTAAGTCTGGTTGGTGTCACCGATAACCGAGAAGTCTTGAAACCCCACAGCAGCAGAACCCAGCGTAAACGTGCCAGTGCCAGTTGTTGTGCTGGTGACCTTAACTCTGTCTTTGACTACGAATGCCATAGTGAGTCCTTAAAACTTGTTCAGGTAGCTGCTAAGGCAGACATCGGATGGTAAGGGAATGGCTGGGCAGGTGGAGATTTTCTGGCCTCGGTCGGCGCTACGGGGCACAAAATGTATGTCTCCGTTGGGAGCTAGGACACCGCCAAAGTATGCGCTTGATGTTGTATACACCAGCGAGTAAGTTGAAACAACGCCTGCGGCTGATATCTTCTGGCCTCTGTTGGCGTCTTGGGGCACAAAATGTATATCCCCGTTGGGAGCTAGAACACCCCCAGCGTATGCGCCTCCCGCTGTGTACACCAGCGAGTAAGTTGAAACTACTCCAGCTGCGGATATCTTCTGACCCCGGTTGGCTGAATAAGGTACGAAGTGTATGTCCCCATTAGGGGCTAAGACGCCGCCAGCGTATGCGTTTACTGTTGTGTACACCAGCGAGTAAGTTGAAACTACTCCAGCCGTAGATATCTTCTGACCCCGGTCGGCGCCAACCGGAACGAAGTGGATGTCACCGTTGGGAGCTAGAACACCCCCAGTGTATGCGGTTGTTGTCGTGTAGACCAGTGAGTATGTAGAGACTACTCCAGCGGCAGATATCTTCTGACCTCTGTTGGCGTCTCGAGGCACAAAGTGTATATCCCCGTTGGGAGCAAGGACACCACCGGAGTATGCGTTTGTTACCGTGTACACCAGCGAATAGGTTGAGACTACTCCAGCTGCGGATATCTTCTGACCTCTGTTGGCGTTATAAGGCACAAAGTGTATATCCCCATTTGGGGCTAGGACACCGCCCCAGTATGCGGCTACTGCTGTGTAAACCAGCGAATAAGTTGAAACTACTCCAGCAGCAGATATCTTCTGACCTCGGTCCGCTACATAAGGCACAAAGTGTATATCCCCGTTGGGAGCTAGGACGCCTCCGATGTATGAGTTTGATGCTGTGTACACCAAAGAATACGTACTTACGATACCGCCAACACCGTTGTTGTTAAACGCACTGCCGCCCTGAACGCTTTTGTTCAGCTTCTTCTGGAAGTTCTCAAATGCAACGCCGTCTGTGCCGATGCTGCTGTTGTCTGCGGTAGCGTTAGAGCCTTGCGTGCCCTCTGCAGGAAACGGAATGAAGACTGCTTTAATCCCAATCGCCCAGTCAATCCTAGCGCCACTGCTGCTTGAGTCCAGCACCTCATCACGCGACAGGGTTGTACCAGAGGCGGTGTACGTACCAATGCCCACCTCCCACGCTATGTTATTCGTGATGGTGTAGTAGGTCTGGTTGCCATCGCCTACCCCGGAAAAGTCTTGGTAGCCCTCAAACGCAGCACCAAGCGTCAGAGTCCCTGTCCCGGTAGTGTCGGTCGTTACTTTTGCTCGGTCACGGAGTACGAAAGTCACTGGGCGCTCTCCTAGAACTTATTCAAAAACGAGCTAAGGCAAATGCCAAGGCCCAGAGGTTGACCGGAGTTGGTGGATATCTTCTGGCCCCGGTTGGCGCTCCCCGGAACAAAGTTAATGTCTCCGTTGGGAGCTAGGACACCGCCGGAGTATGCGTTTGTTACCGTGTACACCAGCGAGTAAGTTGAGACTACACCCGCGGCAGATATCTTCTGGCCTCGGTTGGCACTAGCGGGTACGAAATGTATGTCACCGTTGGGAGCTAAGACACCGCCTTGGTATGCGCTTGCTGCCGTGTACACCAACGAATACGTAGAGACTACCCCAGATGCAGATATCTTCTGGCCTCGGTCGGCGACAAACGGCACGAAGTGTATGTCTCCGTTCGGGGCTAAGACGCCTCCGATGTATGCGGCTGCTGTTGTGTAGACCAGTGAGTAAGTTGAAACTACTCCAGCTGCAGAGATTTTCTGGCCTCGGTCGGCATTTCGTGGCACAAAGTGTATGTCACCGTTAGGAGCTAAGATGCCTCCGATGTATGCGGCTGCTGTTGTGTACACTAGAGAGTAGGTTGAAACTACGCCTGCTGCAGATATCTTCTGACCTCGGTCGGCGCTATAAGGGACGAAGTGTATGTCTCCGTTGGGAGCTAGGACACCACCAAAGTATGCGATTGATGCTGTGTACACTAGTGAGTAGGTAGAGACTACACCTGCTGCAGATATCTTCTGGCCTCGGTTGGCGAGAATCGGCACGAAGTGTATGTCTCCGTTGGGAGCGAGAACACCGCCCCCGTATGCGTTTGCTGTTGTGTACACTAGTGAGTAGGTAGAGACTACGCCTGCTGCAGATATCTTCTGACCTCTGTTGGCTGAATAAGGTACGAAGTGTATATCCCCATTAGGGGCTAAGACACCGCCAAAGTATGCGGTTGATGCCGTGTAGACCAACGAGTAGGTACTTACGATACCGCCAACACCATTGTTGTTGTAAGTCTGCCCACCCACTACACCCGCGTTGAGCGCAGTCTTGAACGCCTCCCAGCCGGACAAGTCAGTGCCAATGTCGTTGGCGTCGCAGAACGGCACACCGCCCGGCGTTGCGTTGGAGGGAAATCCACAGATCACCGTTTTCGTGCCAGCGGCCCAATCTACCAGTGCGTTGCTGTTGGAAGACTCCAGCACCTGATCGCGGGACAACGTAGTGCCGCTTGTAGTAAACGTGCCGATCCCTGCTTCCCAGTTAGTTGCATCGCTAATCAGGTAGTACGTGGTGTTGGTGTTCCCAACAACAGAAAAGTCCTGATACCCCGTCACCGCAGAGCCAAGAGTGAACGTGCCCGTACCAGTGGTCGTGGCAGTTACGCGAACCCTGTTTTTGAGGACAAGTGCCATTAGGATACGTTTCCAGATATGACGCAGACGGTGCCAGACACAAACAATATGTTTGCCAACCCGCGAGTTGCCAGCGTGACCGTGGCCTTATCCTCATCCGTCCCAGATATGTACGCTGTAGTAATCGTACAGGTAATCGTGACATCCCCAGTGGTGTTGTTAAAAAGCAACACTGCATCGCCCGCAGCAAACGTCGCATCTGGGATTGTGATTGACCCGCCGGAGCCTACGCCAACGACTTCGCCAATATCGCCCACAGCTAAAGAGTAAGAAGTTGTTTTGTCTGTCACATACGGGATGTTGAGATACCCAACCTTGTTTGTTCCATCAACCGTTGTGTTGGACAAGACGCCTGATGCTGGTGTTCCCAAAGCGGGGGTAACCAGAGTAGGTGATGTAGCAAACACCAACGCACCTGAACCTGTCTCGTCAGTTACAGCCGCAGCAAGGTTTGCACTTGAGGGTGTGCCAAGGAATGTAGCTACGCCGGCGCCTAGAGAAGTTATACCTGTGCCGCCGTTGGCAACTGGGAGAGTGCCCGTAACACCAGAGGCCAAACTCACCGTGGGGTTTGCCAGCGTAACCGCCGCACCGCCGCCTGCACCGTCAGTTACTATCATCGCCTTTGTGCCCGTAGCGATGGTTACCGAGCTGCCTGAGCCTTGTGAGATCGTAATCGACTGACTGCCCGTCGTGGCGTTCTCAATGATCCAGACCTTGGACACCGTGTTCGGCGCCAGAGTCACGGTACGCGTTACAGTCAAGGACACTGCAGAGGTAATCTTCAGGTACAGCGAGCGCGTACCGTCAGCCGACGCATCCGGCATCGTGAAGGTTTCGTCGGCGTCAGCGGCCATCTGCTTGGTGCCAAGGCTGAACGCGTCAGCAATCAGAGACAGGTTGGTGTTGGTGCTTGTGCCCCAAGTGCCTGATTCGTCACCTGTGCCAATCTCCTTTAGCCGGAGGTCGTTCGTG